CCATCGAAAACGGAATTGTTACTGATTAGGACGTATTCGCCGTTGTAGTTTCTCCATGTTATTTTTGCCCCAGACGTGCCGGAATGGGCGGGAGCAAGGGGAGTGCGATATGTCCCGGCCCGCAGAATGACCGTGTCCCCCGCCTGGGCGTTGGCGTTGGCCGTAGCAAGCGAACAACAGGCCGCACCGGCGAGGGGTGAAGCGCTGTAGGCGTTCGCATAGGACACCTGCCCGGTAGGACTGACCCAATAACCAACGGACGAAGCCGTTGAGACAGTCACGGAAGTCGGCGTAAACAATCCCGCGAGCGCGGCTGGCGCAGGGGTGGCGTTAATGCCCCACCCTGGAATAATGCGGACATTGCGAGCCGCTGATGCTAATCCCATGATTATCTTCCCGTGTTCATGCACCGCTCACACGGCAGGTCGATCTCTTTGAGATGTTCTCGCCAGTCTGCTGTGAGCGGAATGCCCCGCCCCTTGTATTTCAATCCCCACGCCACGCAACACCCGTAGAGCGTGCCGTCGTAGAGCGAAATCATGTCGGCCGGATACCACCAGCAGGGGACACCATCGCCGTCAGGCAGGTGATATGGGATGTGCCAATCGATGGCCTCAACATGGACGCCTTTATGCCCATGCTTCTGCGCGTACTCGGCGACTGCTCGCACAATGTCTGCGTTCGAGCGCGTTCCGTAGCGGGCTACAAACTCGTCAGTATAGTACGAGAAATAGACCGTGTCGAAACAGTCGAGAAGCGGCAGCTTCTCTGGATGCTCGCGGAACAACCAGCCGTTAGTCACGAGCCAGATGTTCGGGCAGTCGAGGATGTCGTGGATATCACGGGCGATTGCCTCGAACTCCGGGTGAAGCGTCGGCTCACCCCCGCTGATTTCGACATTCTCGATATGCCCGATGAGCCGCCCGTACTCTTGCAATTTCTCTATCGGGAGGGCCGTCCATTCGGCATGAGGGCTGTACCAGGTCAACTGCTCACGGACAATACACTCCGGGCATCGGCGGTTACAGACCCGTGATATGGGAATCTGTATCCGCTTGATTTCGCGGCCCTCTTTGAACTTCATGCTCTCCACTTCTCCAGGTCAATGACCCAAATTGTTTCGGCCAGGTCAGGCTCACCGAATCGCTCGGTGACGGCCTCCTGGACGCTATGCCATTGCCAATCATGGCCGCAGAGCATTTTCCTCGCCTTCGGCATCCAAGCCTCAATGTCGGCCTTCACGGACTCATAGGAATGGTCCCCGTCGATGAAGACCATATCGACCGACTGGTCGGGCACGAGCTTCGCCGCCTCAAGGCTCGTCATCCTCATGGCCTCAAGGTTCGGGAACTGCCCGACATTCGCCATGAACTCTTCATAAACATCGTGGTCTGGCACTGCGATTGCGGGACCAGTCATGCCGCCCTGTTCATTAAGCGTTCCTTTCCACGTATCAACGGCGATGACCTTAGCGGGCGGCTGACCGTCGGTGCGTTTTACTGCCCCGGAAAGTAGGGCATGGGTCGAGCGGCCCTTCCATGACCCGATCTCGATGATTCCATCCATTCGGCAGGCCGTCTCATAGAGCCAGTTCAGTTCGAGCGGGGCCATCCAGCCGGAGATTTCGTTCTCGTAGAGTTTGCGGCTCTGCATCACCGCCCATATCTTCTCGCCGGCCTCGAACTCGGAGCGCCCATAGGCGTACTTGCCGACGTGCATGAGCGGGATGGACGGGTCGGCCCATATCTTGTAGCCGAGCGTCTGCTTGGCCCGCTTGCAGAATGCGAGGTCTTCACCGACCTCCTTGCCCTTGTCATCGACTCCGATCCCGAACGGCGGCCCGATGGCCTTCACTACGTCCGGGTTGAACCGCTCCAACACCCGCCGCTTGATGAGCATGAAGCCAGTGCCGAGCCCGTCGACCTCGAACAGCCCGACACGCGGCACCGCGTAGCGCGTATGAAACCCGCCGTCATGGTAGTCGAAGATGAGCGGCCGGGCCTCGCGTTCCTTGCGGAAATAAACCCCACCGACGATATCCAGGTCATACGACATCAGGCGCGATACCGCATAGGGCGGGAATGAGATGTCACTGTCGACCCACAGCAGGAAATCGGCGTTCGTCACATTCAGGAATGATGCGGTCATCTCGTTTCTGTTCGCCGAGATCAGGGCGCACTCGTTCGTCAATACCTTGTGCGGGATGCCCCTGAAGAGCAGATATTCCCGCGCCGCAAGCAACGAGTGCATGCACTCCGGCTCCAGCTGCCCCCGAAGAACGGGACAGGCGATGAGAATTGATGGCGTCAAACGCGCCTCCTTGTGGAAGATTAAAGCCGTACTACTTCGGCACCTCTCCTGTCACGCCGATCGGATGCGGCGTGATGATGACGCTGACCGAGCCGTCCGGCCCGACCACGCGATGTACCTTCGCCGGGATTATCGGAACCCCAGGCGGAAGTTCCGGCTTTTTCGCTTCCTCTTCGTCGTCCTTGGCCTTGACCTTCGTCTCCGGGACGTGCGGTTTGTCTGGCATTGGCCGCTCCTTCACCTGGACTCCAACGCGGCCCAGGATCGCATTCATAGCATCGACATGAGTCACCGGCTGGCCGTCGGCTGGGTCAATCGTGATAGCCAGGTCGTCGAGCATCGCCACCATCTCGAAGTCTTTCTTGTCCGTGATGGCGACGCCCGACAGTTCATGCTCGTCCAGCCACCTTTGCACGATGGCGCGTGATCCGTCGTCCCCGGCGCGGGCGGAGAAAATCCTCACTTCTACACCGGCCTGCTTGAGCATGCGGAGGAATGAGAGTGGCGCTTCGTTGTCCGCCCCATAATTCCTGCCGGTCAACGCGAACGAACGGGCATCGGGAAATTGAACAAGCACTCCGTCAAAGTCGAACCCGACCCAACCGCTCATGTCACCCAGTCGTCAGGACAGGTGGATGATGCCGGCGGTGGACCACTGAATCGTGAACGTGCCGTTCGTGGCGGTCTGGTCGGAACCGAAGTCGAAGTAGCAGACCAGATTGTCGGTCGTCGCGGCCCCGGTGGACTTATAGACGACTGCGCCACGCGCCGTCAGCGTGACGGATGACCAGGACACGTTCTGCCCGCCGAACTGACCCCAATGGTTCGTGGTGTCGGTCGTGCAGGTGGGAGAGGTGATCTGCGCCCCGCCCGTCGTGTAGTTCGTGGTGCTGACCTCGCTCGTGACCGTCGTGCGATAGTGAGTGGCCGAGGTGGCCGAATAGGCCGAGGTGACGAGCATGCAGTAGAACGTGTTGCTCGTCAGGTTGATGGTGTTGCACAGTACCTCGGACTTGAAATAATCATACAGAATCGAAGCCATTTGTTACCTCCATGTGGTAATGGTCTGTATCGCAAGGGTCATGGTAACATGACCGTCTTGTCGTCGAATGTTTCTTCTTTTCATTTTGCCAGCGGTGGGTTCTCCACCATCTTGTTCATCGGCGGCGCGCTGACGAACTTCGCGATGCCCTGCGAGACCCAGACGGCGGCGCAGTCCGCCGTGACGCTCCGCCGCTCGCCGCGATGGGCGCACTTCCAATCGACGAGGAACTCGACCTCAATCGTTGTGGGTGACAATGCGCCTCTCCAATTCTGCGAACAACGGGACCCAATACTGGTTCCAGACGTTGTCCCAGTCGTACTCCAGAATGCCGCTTCGGACCTTCTGCGCTATCGCGCCGCGGTCGCACGGCTTCACCGCCGCGTAGCCTTCTTCGAGCGCATCCAGCACGGCCCCGGCGTCACAGCGGAGGCGGAAGCCTTCCGTACCGAGCCACTCGCGGTCGGCGAACTTGTCCGTCTTGATGAGCCAGCCGGTCTTGCAGAGTTCCGGCCCGCTGGTCGTGTCGGTCACGACGACGGGAACGCCGCACGCCTGAGCCTCGATGATGGGAACGCCGAAGCCTTCGCCGCGCGTCGGGAGCGCGAATAGGTCGAACCCGTTGTAGATATTCGCCATCATCGTCGCGTCAATCCGGCCCATCCACATCGCGCCCTGGTCCGGCCATAGCACCCAATCGTTGATGCCGATGTTCTTGGCGATTTGCTGATAGTTGAGCGTCTCGGCGAGAATCCCGCCAGCGTGTGAGTGCAGATAGAGCCGCGCTTCTTCGTGCCGCTCGTGGAACACTTTGAACGCCTGCATGAGCGGGATGTAGCCCTTGCGGTCATCGCCGTAGTTGAGCCCGACGGCACCGATGAGGAACTCGCCGCCCTTGAGCCCGACGGCCTTGCGGAACGCCTCGCGCCCGGCTGGGCGGATCGTGAACACCGACGCGTCCATGCCGAGCGGCGCGTAGATAGGCCTTAGCCCCATCGCCTCAAGTTCTCGGATAGCGTGCCGCGTCGGGCCGATGACGATTCCCGGCTCGACGAATATCTCTTTCATGCGCTCCGATATCCATTCGGAGTCGATGTACGCGACGGCCGCCCATTGCTCTTTCGGGAACAAACGGTGGCCGCACATCGTCCAGATGTCCCACGACGTGAAAACGTAATCGAACTTCTCTTGCTCCATCATCTTGTTGATGTAGTAGCCGTTCGTGCCGTCGAACACGTCGATGCCCTGGACTTCCTCGTAGAGTTTGCCGAGCAGGGTGGACGGGTCTTGATGCGCGTCAACCGCCGTGCCAACCTCATCGACCAACTCCATCATCCGGGCGCGGTCATACCAATAATGCCACCCGGTCGTCTGATGCTTCGTGGCGATTCGGACGTAGTGACCCGCGTCCGTCAGCCGCCGCACCGCTTCAGCGGTGACGATGCCGTATGCGGTCTTGCAGTCCGGCTCGCTCGAACTCCAAATAATTCTCATTCATGCTCCTGGTCGGAAGGGCGGGGGGCCGTTGCCGACCCCCCGACTTCCTGATATCGCTTCTGAGTTTGCACTCCTGCTTCTGCTTACATTGAGGGGACGGTGGACTGTTTGTAGCGTGCCCGCCCGCCGATGAGAGTGACGATGCCGAGTTCGACTCCCGAGCCGTTGTTCGTCGTTCCGAGGAACGAAACGTACTGGAAGCCGTTGCCGGCGTCGAGGTCCTGACCTCTGACCTGGCAAACGAGCGCGAACGTGCTGGCCGTCCCGCCGACCACGGTGGCCGTCGCACCCGTGACCGTCTTGGAGCCGGACCCCGTGGAGGTCGAGGCCTGATACGCCTTCAGCGTCAGCGTCGAGCCGGAGGCGAGGGCCGAGCCGGAGAGAACGCCGACCAGAAGGTCATAGTTGGCCATGTTGGCGTAGGTGGTCGTGATGGTGCTTTGACCGATGGAGACGTGATAGCCTCCGTACAGCACGTCGTATTGCTGTGTGAAATAGTGAATGTTGCCCATATTTGGGTCTCCTTGTTAACTGTGTGTGGCGATCGTGACAAACGGGCTCACGGTTGTGGACCCGTTCTTCGGCGTGATTGCCGAGGACAGCATCGGCTGTCCGTCCACGCGGAGCGTGATTCGCCAGAACGTCTCGTCTGTGACGTAGCCGTAAGAACCGGGAACGTGCTGAGACGCATCGATGATGATTGACCTGTCGGCTATCAGGTAGTGGGCGAAATCGGCGAGAATCAAATCGCCGAACGTGCCGAGTGCCGTGGCTTGCTCGGTAACGATAAATGGCCGCCCGAGGATTGTGTTCTGCCCCATGTCGATGTGATTGGCGAGCGCCGTGTCGCTGCGCTTGAGTTTGATGAGGGAGGCGAGCGCGCCGGGGCTGACGAGCCACACGGCCCGCTTCCAACTGTCGGGGAGGAAACGAGCCGCTACACCGGCGAGGTCCTCGTAGTAGATATCGGTGGATGTCCCAGCGGCACGGACTGTCTTGATGAGCGCGGGGCAATTGAGAATCCCGAGCGGTTGGCCGGCGCCGTTGCCGCGAATGAACGCGGCGTCCTCGACAAACGCCAGAGCGCGGCCGATGAAGGTGCGCATGAGGTTGCCGAAGTTGTCAACGTCAGCCATGAGTTCGTTCGACGTGAAGAACCCGCCCCCGAGTTTGTGTGGCGTCATTTCAACATCTCCGAACTTGATGCCGGAGATGACGCTCGCGCCGCTGATGGCGGTCGCCGGGGCCATCCATGTGAACGTCACCCCACCGTAGATGTAGGTGGAGCGGTCGCTTTCAACGATGGTCCGCACGTGGAGCGAATCGGTGTGCGCTTTCAGCACCACCGCCCGAGGCCGGACGATGGCATCCTCCAGCGCAACCGTCATGATTTGAGAGGCCCATTCCTCAGGGATGAGGAAACCGCCGAGAGAATCATCCGACATAGCAAGGTGCCCAGCCTTGACGAGCCGACTGTCGGACGCTTGACCAATGCTGACGGCGCGGGCGCGGACTAGGAATTCACCGAGACTCTTGAAGCCGCCCGTCTTTGTATCGTAATCCATTTTCTGCTCCTAGCATCAGGACGTGGTCGAGGCGAGTCCGACGAACGGGGAATAGGTGGCGGAGTTGTCCTTCAAGGTCAACTTCGTCTGGGGCCAGCATTGCCCAGCGACGCGCAGAACGAACCGCCATGCGGTCTCGTCGTAGTCGAATCTGATGTGCGTGGAGGCGTCGATGGTGATGGGCTGGCGATCGCCGATGAGGTAGTAGGAGAAGTCGGCGAAGATAATGTCGTTTGCGGTTGCGAGATGGGGCAGTTTTTCCGTGATGAACACAGGCCGGCCCAGGAGCGTCCAGTTGATGCCGAGGTGGGCGTCCGGCTGAAAGACCAGGATGCGGGTATACTCGGTCGAGAGGTACTTGGTGCCCATCGTGATGAGTTCCGGAATGACGCTCGGGTTGATGACCCAGACCGCTCGATTGAGCGACGTGGGGAGCATGGCCGCATACATCTTGGCGATGTCGTCATAGGAGATGTGCGACACGACGGCCCGATAGACGGAAGAGAGACAGCCGCAGTTCAGGACGCCCAGGGGCATCCCGGCACCGGAGCCACGCAGGAAAGCGTAGTCCTCGTTCCACGCCCACGCCTTCGCGAACTGCCGCTTGAGCATCGGCTCCAGCGCGATGGCGCTGTCGGCGAGCAATTCGTTCGAGGCATAGGTGATGCCGGCCAATTTGTGCGGCGTCAATTCCATCTGACCGAACAGCGGCGCGGTCCCAGACTTCTGGGCCGCTTCTGCCGTCCAGTAGGCGATGATGCCGCCGAACAGGGACGAGACGTGGCTCGTGTCGGCGACATAGGGGATTTTCAGCGAGTCGGTCGTCATCGGAATGACGGTCGGCCCGCACCGGCGCACGATTTCATCTTCGATTGCCAGTTCCTGCAGGTCTGCCCTATAGACCTCAGGGACGAGGAAACCGCCCATTGAGTCGTCGGCGATTTCCGAGTGTCCCGTCGTGCCGGCCCCGCCTTTCTCCTCGACGTAGAGTTTGGCGAGACGCGGGTCGAGAGTGCCCGACTTGCGGGACCGATAGATGGAGTCCAAGAAATACCGGAAGCCCTTGAACTCCTTGGCGGCTTCATTGGCCGCTTTTTGCTTTTCCTCGGGGATGAGGAATTTCTTATCGGCTTCCTTGATTTTGGCCTCTGCGTCGGCGCGCTGTTCCTTCATAGCGTCGGCGACGTACTTGCCCACCGCCTCGTTGACGGCGAGTTTGACGGCCTCGTCGATTTGAGCATTAGCCTGTTTGGTTTCGTCGCTCATAAAATTATCCGATGCTGGCTTTGGATTTCGGCGTGTCGTGCCGCCCGCCGCGCTTCGTGCGTCCTGACATCTCCAGCCGCCTGTTCGCCGGCTGACACTTCTCACGGAGTGTCTCCACCGGGTGCTGATGCGGCCTGATGTCTCTAGAGCCGGAGCGGGGTGCTTGCCGAATGAGAGCCGAGGCCAGCAGATGTATCGTCATAGTAAAACGCTGTCGTCGGGGATGTCCTCGGCGACCTGAAATTTATGTTCCATGTCTTTATTGCCCAGCGGATGCGTGATCCGGAACTTCGTTTGGCACTTCGCGCACTTCACAACGGCGGTGCGGCGTCCGAGTTCATCGAACGCATCACGCGCTTTTCCGACGAAGCCGCATCCGGGGCATACGATTTCGATTTGGCTCATGTCAATGTGTATTGAGGCATCCCGTTGTTTGAATCAACGGACTGGGTGCCGTTGCCTATGGTCCCGCCTCCCCAATAAGGAGTCGTTATCGGATCCCAATGAGGCCAGTATCCCGGCCATTGATAAGGCGGATATGACGGCCAATGCTCGATGACCCGGATGATGGTCGTCGGAGGCTGTGTCTTCAGCGCCTCGACCTGTTTCTTCAGGGCTTCGAGTTCGCGGAGCAGGTCCGCATGTGTCGGTTGCTTTTTCATCTGACCTTACCTCTCAGTTTATCAACGGCGAGAGCGATGCCCTCGTTGATTTGCTTCCGCAGTTCTTCGGGCGGGATGGCCTTCAGAATATCGAGCGCCACCTGTTTCACCATCTCCTTGTCGAGCGGGATGGCGGCTGGCGGGTTCAACTTTTCGGGCTGTTCAACTTTCGTGAACACTTGCTTTTCTTGAACAACAGCGGGTAGAGCGCGAATCATGTCCTGTGTATCAAGAATCTCGCCCAGGATGTTCTCGTACATCCCGATGGTCTCGTCGTGCATGGCGTCGCGAAGAGCATCAGAGCGAGACAAGTTTACCACAAACGGAATCATCGTGTCCTCATACACCGCTTGAGCGATGGTATCGTGGATTTCCTTGTGGTCGTTGACCCAGGCGCGCGCCGTCTCCATCGTCCACTTGTCTTTGTCGAACAGGTAGGTGATGATTTTCTTGCAGTCAACGCAGTAGAGCGATTTGATGCCCTTCGCGTCGGACAACGACATCGTGCGAATTTTGTGACCGCTATGGTCGCCCTTGTCCACGGGGATGCGGATGTAGTTCTCCGTCACCTCGGGCTTCGTGACTGTTTCATCGGGCTTGACGCCGCCAGCCTTTGCTTCAGCCTCCGCGACTTCTTCTCTCTCGCGTTCGGCTTTCTCTAAGACGCCCTCGGCGATTTTGATGGCCTCTTCGCGTGATATTGGACGTCCCGGCGCGGTGATGGTTGCCGATGTCCCAGGCAGGTCAGGGTTGAACTCTTTCGCCGTCGCGGCGGAGATGATACCCTTGCCGACAGCCAGAGTCAGCGCCTCGGGGCATGACGGGATAGGCACGGCGCTGTATTCCAACAGTTCCCACTTCTTGTAGATGCGTCGCGGTGTGTCATCGCCCGCCTTCTGCACCGGCTCTTCCCACTCGATCGGGATGAAGCCGATAGACCATGCGCGGCAGAGCGGTCCGCTCCCGCCGATGTCCTCCGTATAGGCGCGATAGACCTCTTCGGCCTTCGCGGAGTTGGCAAACACCGTCTTGGCGAGGATACCCTTGCCGTCTTTGCGGAGCCACATATTCTTCGCGACCGGCAGGGAGTGGTAATCATGCCCGAACGGCACGACCGGGTTCTCGCGGAAGTGCTTCTCCTGCAGACCGTCCGGCAGGATGACCTCGCCGTCGCGGTCCTTGACGCCGGTCGTGATGTATGACACCACGGACCGCTCGGAGGGGTTCGACTCGACCGTCTCGGAGGTGCCGTACTTGACGACAATCTCCAGGTCGTCTTTCTTGATTTTCAGTCGCTGGGCAACCTCGGCGGCCTTGTCGGGATATACATCGACGAATTTCTTTCGCTCGGTAACAAAATCCATTGCCTGTCTCCTTTTACTTCAGCGAGAATTCTCCTCGCTTGTGGGCCTGCTTCAAGGCCGCGTTTATCTCCGGGAGGTGCTTCCCGTACCAGATGCGGAACACCTCGGGGTTCACTTTCAATATTTTCGCCATCTTGTCCATGTCATAGACCTGGGCGTTCAGGAACTCGACGACCTTCTTCAAGTCGATGTCCGGCAACGCGTCCGGCGACACGACGCTCGACGGATACGTCTCCATCAGCGTGCGCAGTATCGCCTTGACCTTGCCCTGCTGTTGGTCCATGATGCGGTTCATGGTGTGCGCGCCGGCGTTGACCCACTTCAGCAACCGCTCCAGGTTCAGGTCGAGTTCAAAAGCGATTTTCTCGCCCGTCCATGAGAGCGTCTCGGTCATGTACTTCCATGCGACCCAGCGCTCCAATGCCTCTAGCGTGTCATACTTCCAATCGGTCATGTTTCCTCCTCTTCGTTTTCGCTCTCCGCCTCTTCAATCTCCGGCACGATGGGTAGAATACAGCACCGGCAGTTCGGATGGTCGGGCGGCTCGTTCTCGCCGTCAGAGAAGTCCTCATCGAGCGCGACGACCTCGCCATCGAGTACGGCGCAATCTTCGCAGTTGTGGACAAGGATGCCGTTAGCAAAATATGTATGTGCGCCCTCAACTTCCAGATTGAAAACAAAGTATGATTGACTTCCGAGGACGAGAGTGGTATAATATCTATAAATACCATGTATATATGCGCGTATTGCCACAAGCAATTTGTCCCAGCTTATAAATTGCAAACCCGCTCTCGACCGAAGTATTGTTCTCGGGCGTGTTACCATCGGGCCACGAAATTTGGGCAAACCAAGACGTGCCCCGTTTGCGGCAAAGCTTTCTACGCCTACCCCTCCCATCGGAGCAAAACGCATTGCTCGCGGGCATGCTGCGCTTTGTCTGGCTCGGGTCCGATGGTTACAAAGATCTGCCCGGTCTGCGGGAAGAATTTTGAGGTTCACAAGTCTATCGCTCATCGTTATAAGGTTTGCAGTTGGACCTGCCGGACAAAGTTCACGGTGCGGAAAGTATGCCCCCGATGCGGGAAACAATTCGCCGCATATACGCCCAGGAAGAAGTATTGTTCGGAAGCCTGCCGTCGCCCTCCGGTATTCGTTGACTGCTTGAACTGCGGCAAGAGATTTAGAACGACACCATCGGAACATGCGGAGCGAAGATTTTGTTGCTTTTCTTGCTGTCGCAAATATCGCGGCGAGACTTCGATTGAGCGTGCGGTTCGTGAAGCCCTGGAGCGTCTGCACATCCCCGTTAGTCCAGAGCATCCCGCTGGAAGACTCAGCATCGACTTTTATCTGCCTCAACAGAATGCGTGCCTTGAGATAGATGGAACGTATTGGCATCCTGACCCTTTTAAAGACGCCAAGCGTGATGCGAGACTGCGCGAACTTGGCTATCTTGTGTTCCACGTTGCCGAGAGTGAAATAAAAAACGCGAGTGACCTGGATGATTTGATTGTCGCTCGTCTTCAGTCGGCTCCCATGTCGTAGGGCTTGAATTTCCCGCCAGCCATAGCCAACTTCATACACCTGATGCTCGGCAGTTGCCGTCAGCCGTCGCCCATCGGATGTCTCTATCTCGATCATCTTGCCAGCATATCTGCGCCGCATAGTCCGCGAGACCCGTCGCCAGCCCGCATGAGTAAGAACTTCGTCGCCCTTCTGGATATCCTGGATATGCGTCTCTCCGCTTCTGGTGATGACATTCGTGTTCGCCGGAAAACAGGTCAAATCATCCTCACTCGCCATCCATTCCTTCGATTCCAGCCCGCTCTGCTTGTACGTCTCGACCGCCGCGGCGTTCGATGCGCGCAACGTCTCGGTGCGCGCTATGCGCTCGGCGCGATATCGGTCCCACGACTGGAACATCTCCGTGATGCGCCGCGTGAGGTCCGGAATGCCTTCTCCGGCTATCATCCCGGCGCGCAACGTGTCGGTGAGCATCTCCTGGCTGGTCGTCTGCAACTGGTCAGCGAGTTTGATGGTGTACGTGCGGAGATACTCCACGAGCGCAGGAGAGGTCATATCGAAGTCAATGCCGAGTCCGTAGTTGTCGTTCAGAGCGTCGCCCTCGGCGTCCAGTATCGCTTTGAATATGGGTCGCAGTTCCTCGGCTGTCAAGTTCTTCATCGCGCTGGAGCCGGCTAACCACCGCTCGATGAGGTCGGGGCGGTAGTCCTTGCCGGAGCCTCGACAAACAAGGCAAGGCGTGTTGATGAGCCCCACGTCCGTAGAGATGTGAGCGTAGCCTGTTCCCTTGCAGTCTGGGCAATCTTTCTGGTGGCCGGAGTGCTTCATGTGGGCGAGCATGATTTTCCGCTCATGCGCCCAGACGCGCCGCATCGCGGCAGAGATGCGATGCTCGAACCGTTTGAGCCGTCGATTCAGAGCGAGAATGACGCGCCGGCGTTCCGTCATGCTGATTTTGCGCCTGCGGGGCCGTTTCACGATAGCCAGGACTGCGGCCTGGTTGTCAAAATGGCTCCTAGACCCTCCCAGCGGGGTTTCCGGGGCGATTAGAGCGTGAGCCGTGGCGTGTTCGTTCGCCTTGAGCGCCTCGGCGAGTTTCGCCGTGAGCGTTTCCGGATGCAGGCGCGCCTCCAACTCTACGCGGCTCGCTTCGTGATGCGCTCGATCATACGGTATCCCCGTCAGCATCAGCCCGCGCTCCGTCAATTCGTGAAGCGCGAAGAACGGCATCTCGGGCGGCTCATCCTCATCGTCGAGCCACATCTCGCCGGGCGGGATGAATGTCGCATAGACGAGGTCGTGGCCGCCTTCCGTGAAGTCGTCATCGTAGTCCTTGCGGATGAGGTCGCCGTCCACGAGCCAGCACGTGACGTAGGCGTTGCTGTATGCGTCGATTTGCTCGCGGTGAACGCGCTCGGCGGCGTCCGGCGCATCCATCGGGCCACGATAAACACCGCCGGCCGACTGGCGCTCGTCGCGCTCTTTGCGGTCGGCGTATTCCAGCGCGTGGTCGTAATCGTCACCGCCGACCATCAGGCGGTACTCCGTCGCCATGTGGTCGATATAGAAGCCGTACTCATACGCGAACACGGAGTTGTCAATCCAGAACTCTTTCTCCGGAATGAAGAAGAACCGGTAGTGCTGGCCGAAGTTCGTGAAGTCCGTGTCTATCTCGCGACGGATGTAGTCGCCGTGGACAAGCCAGACTTGGAACTCGCCGCGTGTTTCGTAGAGATGGTCATGCGCCAACATGATTTCATCCGGCGTGACCGTCTCCTCACCCGTGTCACCGGCGGCCCGAACAACCGCGTTGTCCACATGAACAACACCGTTGCCCACCCGTGCGGCTATCGTCTCGGCCAGACGTTCGGCGATACCGTCACGCGCCGCTTCCGCCAGAAAGCGGTCGGCCACCGTGACGGCGAGGTCAGCATGACGTTGTTTCATTGTTTCTTCCGTCCCCAGATGAACCACGTCAGCCCCATGATGATGGTGAACATCAGAATGATGATGACTTTGACGAGACTCATCTCGCCCCCCACCAGCACGTTTGGAGTATAACCGTCAGATTGAATATCGTGAGATTCAGCGAATGGACATCGCTGGAGGCTCTCCAATCTACGCCGACCCGGAATATCATGAGGTTGAATTGCCCATCATAAAAAGGGTTATCCCAACTGACGAAGCCTCGCCACGGCCCTTTCGATTGTTTCATGCTCCGAGTCGCTCCTTGATGATGTCCATCGCGCTCCGCGCCAGGTTCTCGGCGAGCGTCTCTTCCTCTTCCTGCGCCATCTCCGGGTTCGGCACCGCGTTCGCGGTGATGGAACTCAGCGGCACCATCAGATTGCTCACGAGCGGGTCGTCGCCGCCGTCAACGGGTTCTTCGCCCAAGTCGGCGCGGGCCTCGTTGATGGCCAGGATGCCGGCGGCCGTGTAGGTCTTGCGTTCGTTCATCTCCAACTCTCGGTTCGCCGGCACCGGGTCTGAGAATGACAGGAATATCTTCTCGTCAAACAGCGGACAGAGCGATTGATTGATTTTTTCTTCCAGTTTCCGCAGACGGGGCAGAATGCCGTTCTTCGCGTGTCGGTAGTCGCCGACCTCGGCGTTGGAGCGCGAAACGCCTTGCGCCGTCAACACGGAAATGTTGACATCCAACGCCGCGCAGATTTCTTCTCTATTCAGTTTCCGCCAATCGACGTTCGCCATTTCCTGCATCGTCATCGTCGTCTTGACGAACTTAACGTCTGGCGGCAGGATGGCGGTCTTGCCCGCCTTGGCGTTGCCCTGATAGCGCTGGGAGAAGGTCTCCGCCAGCCGGTCACGCTCTACGGCGCTCACGTTCTCGCCGAGTTCCAGCACGCCGCCGACGTTGGCGCGGTTCGCAAATAACGCCTCCTCCAACTCGTACAACTCGCGGTTCGTGTAAATGGCATCGGAGATGCCTTGAACCGGGCCGAAGCCGGAGAAGAAGTTGCGCGGATTCGGGCGCCGGAAGTAGATGATTTCCTCTGGCGGGAACTCATGCTTCGCCCGCCCGCGCTCGTAGATGTAGCCCTTGATGAACGCGCTGGCGTCGGGTATCGGGTTAATGTACTGCGCGCAAACGGGCCATATCTCCGTCGGCACGCCGAGCGTCTTGTCGGGCGGTATCCACCAGTACGCCTCTCCGGTCAGGTCCATATCGACGATGGTCATATACCACAGGTCCGACGCTTCAATCCACGGGTTCGGGTTGATGAGCAGGTCGATGAGCGGATGGTCCGTGATTTCATCGACATCGGCGGAGTTCTCCATCTTGACGACGAGGTTTGGGTTCGACTCCAGCCATTTACGGCGCGGGCGGTTGATGGATTTCGTGCGGCAGGTCGTGAACTTCTGGCCTGGCGTCTCTTTCGTCGTGTAGAGGTGCCACGGCACGGCGGCGCAGGTGTTGCCGTTCAGATTGATGCAGGTGTAAACCCACGACGTGAACTCGTTCTGAATGAAGTCCTCTTTCGTCTTGGACTTCATGTTCATCAGGTCCGTGCCCCAATAGCGCCCCGTGTTCCACGCGCTATTGTCGCTGTAATCGGGGCGGGCGCCGCCGCCGCGGATGGCGGTGGAGATGCCGACGGAGTACATCTGCTTAATCCGCCCGGCTCGGTAGGCGAGCCATTCTAACCGACTGACGGTCGGTTTATCATTCGCGTTCATGTTGATATCCCCTTATGCGAACACGACGCTGAATTCCGGCGCATTGAGCCGCCGCCGCAAGTGCGTATAGATAGCGTAGCGTGCCGCGTCACAGTTGGAAACCAGGATTCCGTTCGCGTAGAACTCGTGAACGGTTTGGACGGAAAGGTTATAGACGGAGGTTTTATTTGGTTCGGCTGCGCCACCGATAAAGTGCGGCGCACTTTTTAGAGCAAGCGGTTGTCTTGGAATATCGGTTGATTGTGAACTCTTCGCCGCAATTGACGCATTGGCGGGTGACATTATCGAGTCCGGCCTTGCGTCTCCATGCTGACTTGCATTTGTTCGAGCAAAAGCGGTCGCTATCTCGGAGGCCAAGGTCTGGGAAATCGTTATGACAAACGGCACATGTTCTAATGACAGGTTGACGCTTCCGATAAGCGTCGCGCCCGTGTTGACGATGCCAATCTCTTCCCGGCCCACTTCGATGCCAAGCGGCGGCAAGGGGCCGGATGGAGGCCAAGTGATTAAGGTCGTGCGGAACCGCCTTGCCGTGGTCCGACAGATGCCTAAAGATTGGCTTGCACTCCAAATTGGAGCGGTCATTATTGAGCGGATTGCCATCCTTGTGATGAATGGCATGACCCGCAGGAATCGGCCCATTGTTGTCAATCCAGATCGCCCGATGGAGATAACGCCGCTCAAGTGGGATATTCTCGCTGGCCTTGAAATAGACGCGATCTGCCCGCTGCCTTGCTTTGGGATATCTTCGATATGGGATACCTTGATAGATAATGCGTTCGTTTTGCATATCTCTATTATATCACCATATCGAAGCGTGTCAAGTGGTATAAATCCCTTGCCGGGACAGAAAATCGGATGATTTCCAGTCCCAGTCAGATGATTTCCGTCACTAAAGACCGCCGTATAAACCGTAGCCGCTGGATCAGTCATTCCACAAAGGGCTACCGGATAATAACCTTGCCGCGTGAGTACACGATCGCCAATGGATATTGATTCAATTGGCTTTTCGCCTTGGTCTGTCATCACCATTGTGCCGGCAATGAAACAGCAATGGTCGTCGAACTTGACCGGCTCGTCCAGCACCCGCTCGTCTTTGTCGGTTTTCCAACTGTAATGCTCGAACTCGCGGATGAGATTGACGCTCCGCGGGTCGGTGATGCGCCGGAATCGTTTGACGAAGTCGATGCCATCGACCACGTCCTTCTCGGCGGGGTGGGCGTTGAACCCGGCGCGGTGTATCTCAGCGATGCGGGCCGGTTCGGCGGCGTCGCAGTATATCTCCGGATTCTGGCCGATGTTCTGCGTCTCCATCCAGCGGATGAGGTCGCCATTGGTCATCTGCTTCGCGTACAGCCGCTCCGTCAGATAGACAGTCGGACGGTGGTCCGCGCCGAAGTCGGTCTTGTAATCCACCTGCACGACGGCGGTCTCGTTGTTGAAGCCGAAGTCGTTGCCGTAGATTGTCTCGTCCGGCGTGAACGGGCACCCGCCATCCACGACTTCGAGCGGGCCATAGATGCTCTCGACGCGCCCGCAGTATTCGCCGAGCGCGAAGATTTTGTACAGTCGGACATCCATCTTCTCCAGCGCGTTCAGTTCGTGGATATACGCGGCGTCTAAGAACGGGTTGTCTTTGTAGGTGGAGCGAATCCAGGTGACGTTGTCCGCCAGACGCAACCGCTCGTTAATCCATCCATGCTCGTCCGACGGGTTGAGAGACAGGAATATCTGGTTCACCTCGCCCGGCCCGTGCGGTCGGTTCATTCTGATGCGGAGTTCGATGAAGTCGTCCCACGTGAACTCGTTCGCTTCTTCGATGTGGACGTAGTTCCACTCCTCCGACCGGATGCGCTCCGGCATATCGACGGAAATGAAGCGCCAGACGTTGCCGTTCGACGGGTTCAGGATTGTGTGGGTTGATTTCTCGTAGATGAGATGGTCGAGCAATCCGTATTCACGCAACAGCGGCAACACCTTGAGTTCCAGCACCGACGAGCGCAGAGCGGGAAACGTCTTGCGCGTCGTCAGGAACCGGCGGTCCGGGCCTTCCTCCATGAAGCGCAGGATGAACAGTTGGATGATGCTGTGCGATTTCGAGGAACGCGAGCCGCCGACGTTCACGACATACGGTGCGCGGCAAGCCGCGTTCCGCTTATAGACGGTCGTGACTTTCTTGATGAGGTCGCCGGCTCTCGGGCCTACGCTCATTTCGGCTACGCTGGTGCTCATTCTGGTTACAGCCCTAGCAGTTGACGCACACGCGGCAACGCTGTCGGAGCGACCGCGTCATTCGGGTGCTGGGCAATATGGCGTTGCAGGCAGGCATAGCGCCGTTTCCAGCCGCGCTTGGAGGCGACATATCGCCGACGCTTCGGCTGGTCCGCCTTGCTTGACTTCTTGTTTCCGCCAGACGCGCTCTTGCCCATCAGTCGCCTCGTTTGCCTTCGTTGCCATTTCCGCCGTCGCCGTTGCCACCTTCGGGCGGCTCGACCAACTGATAGATGACGCGGATCGGTGCGGCGCTCTCGTCACCGCCGACAATCTCTGTTGGGAAGAGTTTCGTTACCATCTGGTAGAAGATGGCGCGGTTGTGGTCGGACTTATTCGCCCACGCCACGAGCGCTTCCGTGCCGCCCATCGTTGTGAAGGCGTCGAGGAATGCGGCCTTGAGCGTGGTGAAGCGGTTCTTTGTCCCAACCTTGCGGCCAGCGGGGTTGCCAGACTCACCCTTCTTGAATGCCATTCGCTTTTCCCTTGCGTGTCACCCCGACGCCCGGTCTCTGCGCTTTCTTGTTGTTGGCAGTCCCGTCAGAGATGGCGACGGCTACAAGTTTCTCAGCCGAATGAAGCGCGTTCAAATCGTTGAGCAATTGCAGAGCGTCGGAACTATCGAACTCCAGGACGACACGGGTACACTTGTCGCCGGATACTAGACTCTTGCTCTCAAGCGATTTGAGGAGCGCCTCGAATCCTACGGTCACTTCTTCACCGTGATACGCAGTTCGTCGATGTCGAGGACTTTGCCGCTCTTGAGTGCGTCAATCTGGTACGTGACGCCGGCCTTGAGGATGACGCTGTTGGATGTGCCTTGGGGAAGCACGCTTTGGCGGAGCCGGCGCTTGATGTAACGATATGCCAGTCTAGTCGCCCCGCAGCAGACTGACGGGCCGGGGGTCGGCGTCGGCGTTGGAGTAGGAGTCGGGGTTGGGTTGGGCGGCGCTGGGTTCGATGACCAATTGACGGTCACATAATGCGCGTCGTATCCGCCGTTGGCTTTGAAGGCGTCGAGTGCTGAGAACGGCATGACATACGTCCCGTGGAGGCCCCAGTCGTTGCCCCAAGAGTTCTGGCCGTAGAACACTTGAGCCGTGAGGTCGTAGCCGAACAAAAACGTCTCATGGCCGCCATCGACGGTGGTGTAGTTCGCGGGGAGAACGCCATCGGAGCCGATGTTCATCCACGAATCGAACCACGGAGCGCCGATGGAGATGAAATGACCGGCGGCAAGCGCGTCGCAGATGTTCGTCCCGCCGTCATCGACGCGCACATAAGTCAGGAGCGGGTATTGCGCTGCGTAGGCGGTGTCGAGCATCCCCTGATATGACCAGGTGGTCGGGTCAGAGGTGTCGAGCGTATCCGTGTAGGGGCGGAAATGTTCGAGCAGACAGCCGTATGCGACGAGTTGGTCCAGCGCGTCACGCGGCTCCGCGCCGGCGTCCTGCGTGAGCGTTCCCTCTTTCAGACGAGCGAGGTTATAGACCCAGAGCGGGGAGAACCACTCGCTATAGGCTGACGTTTGGATGGCGGTGCCGGAGAGATTGCCAGCGATTCCAAATCCGACGCAGGCACCCAATTGGCCCTGGTCGCGCACCGTCGGCAGGTACTGCGCCAGGCTGTACTGATTTGGGATTGCGGCGACGCTGGGCCGATGCAGGTAGTCGCGATGGTCGCGCTTGTCTTTGATGTGACCGAATCGGCGTATCTGTTGTGTCATTATTCCCCTCCTAATGTCCCAGAACTCGCAGAATAAAACTCGCCAGGGCTACGATCAACCCGGCGGTAGCCATGCCCGTCGCTATCGTCAGAGATTTGTTGCTGGCCTTGCCTTCCATCTGATTCATGAACTTCCGGAATTCTTGGACCGCGTCCTCGACCGGCTTGTGCGCGAGGCGATACTCTTCTTTGGTCATGTAGTTCTTGGTCTGGTCCTGCATGGCGCTCCTAAACTCATTCATGGAATATAGGCGGGCGTCCATGACATCCTCGCCTCGCTTTATCTCTTTCAGGATGGATTCTAGGCGCTCGTCAATGTATTTAACGATTGGCACGCCATCGACGTGGCGAAGTTCTCCGTTCTTGGGGTTCACTTGGAATAATTTGAAGTCTTTGCCATCCACCATATTATTCACTTCTATTCAGTTTTGCGACGCAGACGGCGACTTTCGCTTTGAGGTCTGAGAGTGATTCCAGGACTCTGTCGTGGCCCTCGCGGTATTCGAGTCTCGTTGCCCGCACCGTTCGGGGTTCGGGGCGAGGCCGCGCTCGGCCGTCCCAGACCCGCCATACTTCAGGATTTGGCCTAGAATTGCCCACATCGACGGTGGCCTTGCCGATGGGCGGCGATCAGTTCGCGCCTGGAACCTTGATGTCCAGTTTTCCGATTTGTCGGCGCAGTAGAAGCAACAGCACCAGCGCACCGATGGCCCCGTAGAGGTGGAACAGCCGGATGTAGCACGCGACGCCGAGCGCTCCGTAGGCGAGAATCCAATGGAAATTCACTTTGCGGAGCAGGGTAAGGATTTTCGTCAGTATGTTCTTCATGCGTTTCCTCCGCCCGTCAGGACGTGACCGGGGGAGCCGGGGGCGTGTCGGCCGCCAGTTCTGCCGTGACCTTGTCGAGTTCGCCCTGCACGGAGTCGGCCAGCGCTTGAATCTCGACGGGATCCTCTTTGGCCGACGCGAAGTCAGCCGCGAGTTGCTTGGTCAGAACGATGAGTGAATCAACGGCGGTTTCAAGAGCCGTGATTTTCGTTTTCAGGTTGTCAACTTCGATTGTCATAAAAATCTCCTTCGAATAAATGCGCTCCGCCATCAGGAGCAGAGCGTCGAGTTTTCTTCCGATTGAGGCGCGGACGGTGTTATCTCCCGATTCGCAGGCTCCCGAGGTGTCCGAATGCTCCGACGATGGACAAGAGCCAGATGCACAAGAACAGAATAATCAGGACTTTCAGCACAGTCTTGAACACGGGCGGGATAGGTAGCAATGCATCGACCATCCACCAGATTAGCCCACAGACCACGATAACGATAAAAATAGTTACGATCGGCATAATGCCTCCTTCATTTGAGTAGCCGCCCGACGAGGAGCCCAACCCCTGCACCGGCGGCGGTCCATAGAATTTTAGACCCGATGGTCTCTATCTTTTGGTCATTGATAAACTTCTTGAGGTCAGCGATTGAAGCCGCGAGGGCGGCGTCACGTTGAGAGGCAAGCGCCTCCTGTGCTTTGTAGCCGTCGATTTGGGCCTGAAGGAGACCCTTTTCCTTGAGCCAACTGGGCTGCCGGACATTCTTGTATTCCTGGTCATCAACGAGGGCCAGAACAAACGCCCGGTAGGTTTCCACGCCCATAGTCACGGATTTACCGTCCGTCGTGATGTCGTGCGCCCCTAAAATCTGGCCTCCTTGGTCGACTAATTGTTGAGGAGTTGCCGCCTTAACCTGGGCCAGCACAGCGATGAACGCCCGCTCGTTTGCGGCGGCGTCAGCCTCAGCCTTTGCTAGGTCAGCCGCGCTCTTGGCGATGAGTGCGTTCTGGGCCTTTATCTGGTCCTCAAGCGCCGCCGCCTGAGCCAGCGCGGCCTGAGCCTTCTGCTCCGCGAGATTGGCCGCGTGCTTGAAGTATAGCGTGCCGGCGACGATCACCACGGCTAAGAATGCCACAATAAGCCACGGGAGTGCTTTCTTCACGCGCTCATCCCCCGCCGCAGAGTCAGGCGGTTGTCCATGTGTCCGCGCACGAGAACGCCGGCGAATGCGCCCGTCAACCCGGAAAGCGCCGGGATGGCAATGCCAGCGATTGCGGCGTTATGACCAGCCAGCAGAACGAACCCGAAGAACGCCGCGAGATAGAGCAGAAGCGCCGGTCCGGTGGCGATATCAAAATTCAGTTTCATCTCGCCTCAAGAAAAAGTGGAGCCTGGGCCGGAGTTTTTCTTCCCGGGTAGGGACCGGCCCAGGACTCCGAGGAAAGGAGGTGTTGAGGAGGGGTTGGAGGACCCGTGAAATATCTTATCATGCCGAATAGCCCTCGTAGGCGGCCATGAACTTGTCAACGTAACCCGGGACTGGTTGTCCATTAATGGACCCTGAATTGTAGCAGCGGGCTATCTGCTCCGGCTGTATTGCCCCAGCGTTGAGCGCCCGGCGCTGGATGTACTGCACGACGAACGGCAACGCGATGTCATCTTCATCCAAGTCCTGCGGCGCGCCTTCATAGCCCAACTCGCAGGCGGTATTGAACAGAATCTGCCAGTTGGAATATGAGCAGGCGGAGTCGTGGTCGTACTGCGCCCACCGTTCCCGAACGTCGGGGCTGTGGTCGTAGTAATAGCCGCCCGGCGCATACGACGGCTCGAATCTCGGGTCAGGGTTGTCGGCGGTGTATCGCTCACAGTTGAACAGGCCCCACAGACAGGCCGCGCCGTCAATCGCGGGGGGTGTCGGCCCTATCGACGGGGCGAACAGCGATATCAATGCGGACGCTTGTCCGTCCGTAATAATTGGCATATCCTCTCACGGCTCCATGAATATACATAATGCGTGAGCGGAGATTTGTCAAATTTCCTCTTCCTCGCGGCGCGCCGCCGAGACCCGTCCGTTCAACTCGCGGTTCAGCCGTCCGAGTTCCGGGCGGACGCCGGCGGCGGAATACGCGAGCAACATCTTCCGCGCCTTCACAGCGTTCAATCCGAGCAGTCGGCAGATGTTCACGAAACTGAGCGCATCACCCGGCACGGACGGCCCGAAGATATACGCCTCTGCCGATGCGTGGTCCGTGTCGATTTTAATCTTGCGCTCGCGGTTGTGCTTATTGTCTTTTCCGCCGCGCGACTTCGGACGCGGCAGATAGTCCATCACCGCTTGGAGCAGAATCGCCGCGCAGAGATGGCGCACGGACTCATTCGTCAGCACCAGCCCGCTCAGACATGACGCCAGCAGGAATGGGCGGTCGCCGAGCGGGGCGGGGCACTCTTTGAAGATGACGTGGCGCACGATGAGTTGCGCGCCAGGGGCGGCCTTCTCATCACGCGGCCGCCAGGTGCAGAAATACCCCGGCTCTTTGACCAGCAGGAACTGGCATGGCTTGCCGCCGTTGTCGGTCAGGCATCGGTGCTTCCGCTCCGACGTGAGCGCCCGCCAGTAGATGTAATTCGCCATTCGTCAGTTCTCGCTATTCAGGCCCGTCGAGAGCGAGGCCATGAAGCGCATATCGCTCAGGTGATCTTTCTGGAGCCGCTTCTTCTCCTGCATGGCGTACCAGACGACCCGCAGGATGTCCTCCTTGCTGAGTTCATGCATCGGCTGTCCGAAGATGGTGAGCGAGGCTATTTGCTCATCGGTCGCCCAGCCACGAATGATTGCCAACAGTTCAGCGGGCATCATCTGTGCTTCCTCAAATCCAGCCGCGTTCTCCGCGTCGAGGGTTTCATTTTGGCTCCTCCGTCTCCCTTGGTAACGCTTCGAGTTGAACCTTCTCGATTAGGAATGAATACTTACCGAGAAAATCCATCGCCGCCCAATAGTCATCCGTCTTGACCATTGATAGGTCAAAAAGCAATCCCTGATTTTTCGCATGATAAGTCCTGATGGCGTGGATGATTATGACTTCTCGGCTCATCGCGCTTCCTCCATCTGCCGCGTCGGGGGGTGCCGGCAGCTCGGCAAGGCGACCCTCGATGTGGGCCAGGGCCTCGGCTTTCGTTTTTCGATACCGGCAAGGACTGCAATCGCAATCGGGTTCTGGCGGGATAGTAAAGTAACAGAGCGTCCGGCCCTCGCTCCCTAGGATTTTCAACGCCTCTTTGTCCGTCATGGCTTGCTCCTTTTCCGGTAGTCGAGCGCGGCATCTAGAATGCCCTTTCCGTCTATCACCATCAGCACACCCTTACATATTGCACAAGGGCAACCGCCAATCCCCCTCTCCACGGCCTCCAGCAACGGACGCGCACGCTCCAGTTCGGCCTCGGCTTTGCGCCACACCTCCTCCAGGATGGCATGACTCTTCTGGAGTTTTTCAACCCACCCCTTCTGCTTCTCGTAGTCGTCGAGGATGGCGAGGAGGTCGGCAAACGTATCGGCCATTTTGCTCTTGCCGCCGACCAACTCAATCTGCATGATGGAATCCACATAGTCCCGCAGTTCCACCAACCGCTCCGGTGTCATCCAGCCCTCCTGTTCCATGCGGCGATGGCTTTCACCTTTCCCGCAACTCTTGGCCCAGTTGCCTGGCATACTAAGCACATGACAACGGTTGCATAAGAATCCGGAAGGACTCCCAACAAAGATTCCTGGTCATCGTTCCCGCAGAATGGACACGGCTTCAATTTTGGTTCGCTCATCGCTTCCCCTTCCCCTTGCCGCCCCACGTCACGACGACTGGGACAACGCGAAACTTGCTTTGAGGATTCTTGCGAATCATATAGTCGGCGAGATTTTGGGCTAGTTTTTTTTCTCCTTGTCGGTAAATCCACGATGGAACTGCCTGCCCGTCCATCTCAATCATCCACATCTTGACGCTATTCATTTCTTCTCCTTCCCCGGCCCAGGCGTCGGCTCGTCGGGCAGGGCTTCGAGCAGGGCAATGGCCCGCTCAAGTGCGCCAATAAATGCCAACCTTCCCTCCCGAATAAATATCATTTTGATATCTTTGAGAACAATCAGGCTTGGTTCCCGATCCACCTTTGCCACCGCTTCGAGGATGGGCACGATAATCTCAAGTGCCCTGTCGTCCAATCGTCTAATACTGGGGGGGACGGTACTTTCAAGGAATGATAAATGCGGCTCCCTAAGTATCGCGGCCCGAACGCGCTCTACGGCTTCAAAGATAGTCATGCCCTCAATCGCCGCGTCGAGTTTGCTCATGCTTGCTCCTCCAGTTCCACGAGCCACTTGAGATACACGCCGGCCTTTTCTAGGTCTGCGAGGCCGCCCTTCGCCTCATACCGGGCAATGTACTTGACGATGTTGCCCTTGAGATAGCCCCGATATTGCTCGGGCGTGAAAAACGACTCCATGAAGTCGATCGGCTGTATGGCGCCGTGGTCATAATGACGCGTTGGCGGATGATAGATAGGGCTCATGCTTTTATCTCCTTGCGCTGATACATGCCACAGTCGTTATGCTGGTTAATGAAAGCCGGATTATGAAGCGGTCGGCTTTCAGCAAGCCAATCTCCCAGATTCAGCGGGGCGTGACATGCATAGGTGGCACCGCCAAATTCGCGACCTACCCATAAATGTTTGCAATTTCGGCAATAGACGGGCTTCGTCTGCTGTTCGCTCATGCTTCCTCCTCCTCTTGAAAATGGCCGGCGGGACGGTTAGCAACGGCTTGAGCGCCGCCAAGTGCTACCGTGGTTCCCGTCCCCCGACGCCGTTCAACTACCGCTTGGCTACTCGTAACGGCGCCGGCCCGGCTCAGTCGTTTCATTTTCTGTCTATTCCTCCTCCTGCACTCCGACGACGACAAAGAACTCTGGATGCCCGTAGGCCCGGCAGTACCATAGGCCGTCAGGGCCGAGTTCAAAGTAGCAGGCCATGGAATAGAACCATTGGGGCCAGAATGAGCAAAAGAACCAGTTGTCGCCGAAGAAGAAGCAGTCGCGGCCTCCCCACATCCGATGATAGGCTCCATATCCGCGACTGAACCTCATCCGATTATTCACGCCGTAGAAGTGAGCGTGGTAAGGCCGGCCATGAACATCATGCCGGATTGCGGCATTCTGTCCCCGACGCGCCTCCCCGCGATAAGTGGTCTGATTGCCTCTAGCCTGCGTGTTCGGACGCCCATGCTGTCCTTGAGCAGGGCGACCCTGCTTAGCCGGGGCTTTCGCGGTCGTTTTGGCCGGAGCCTTCGGCGTCGTCTTTTTCTTCTGGTCAGACCCGTAGATTGTGAGGGTCAGGCAGAATGCCAAAACGCTCAAAACCGACAACACTTTTTTCATCATATTCCTCCTATTCAGTCTTTGATGAAGATAGCGATGCATTCCCAATTTTTCTGCGTGCCCACCAAAAGACCCATGTTCTGGCTGTTCTGCACCGTCAGGATAATCCCGTTGGCACCAAGTCGCCCGGCCTCTACCTTCATCTGCCAAATCATCTGATTATCGGACGAATCCGTGATGGCCGGGGAATCGGCCTTCACTACGGCGATTTTCACATACTCGCCAGGAATGTCGTTGACATCAAGATAGACCCTGACCAGGCTCGGGTCCACTGGAGCATGGTAGGTGCTTGTGTCGAGCATCATTGACTCGGCGGTGAGACACGCAACCGTCCCCGTTGCCATCGCCAGCAACAGGGCCCCCAAGAGACCAATCATTTTCTTTTTCATCTCGTTCCTCCTTTTAATTCACAATGTGTTGCCTAAGCCACGAAGGAAATTTCATGTTTGTTCCTACTCCGCCTTCTTCGCCTCCTTACTAAAATCCCGGCCTTGTCCGGGTCGGGATCACTTATGGCTTGATGGGCTCTGGTTTCGGGGGCATCTTGTCTCGTTCACTAGCCCGTTGTTTGCATATGTTCATTAGCAAATCGTAGGCCCTCCCCCCATTCGCCTCATCAGACGCATGTTTGAGGATGGCGATGAGGTCGTCCAGCTGATACTCTAAAAACTCAATGTCCACCGCAGGACCATAACCGGGATAATATTTAGCCATATTTCACCTCCTAGATGAAATCAAAACCATGCCTTGCCTTGCCACGCCCTGCCTCGCCAGGCCCCGCCTCTCCGCGCCACGCCTCGCCTCGCCCTGCCTGGAGGTTAAAAGTGCCATGCTTGCCTTGCCTTGCCTTGCCACGCCCTGCCTCGCCATGCCCTGCCTCGCCATGCCGTGCCCCGCCGCGAATTATTTCCATTCCACTACCCGAAACTTTCCGAAGATGCCCCGGAATGTCCCCAAGCCAATCGCCAATCCGCCCCGAATGAACAGGTCGGTCAGCATGTCCTCCGTGAATTCCTTATTCGGGAAAATGCTCACCTCGAACGCCAACTCCCACGGCGCTCGGATGACCGGCCTAATCTTCGGATTCGGCACGCCCTTCGCCAGGCGAGCCACGCTGTTATGGACATAGAACTTCTTCCCGTCGAAGCCGGAGAATTTTACGGGTTCTCCGTTTGAAAGAAACGGGATCTCGAACGGGGTTATCGCCGTGAAGCTCAGGATCGCGCTGGCGATCGTCTTGTACTGCCTCTTGTCTAAAAGCCTTTTGGGGGCAGAGTCCGTGTTCTGCGCGGTCAGAAATGAGACGATATTCATCGCTGGCATGCACAACGTCTCCCCGTCCGGAAGATAATAGAACTTCTTCTCCGGAGTCAGCACCGTCTTGTTGTCCCCCGGGTAGCGGTCGAACATTATGTCCGACAAGCCACTCAGCAAAACCTTCCGCTTGATCGTCTTTTCCATTTTCCTCTCCTCTCAGATAGTAATTTCCCTCCGTCACTTCCGGGGCGGTTTCGCCCATCGCCTCCTCGACCTCCCGCCGCGAAACGGCTAGATGGATTCGGGTAGGACTTTTAAATCGTCGAATTCTGCCAATACGGGATTCCACGTATAGTTCCCTTCCTCGTCAAAATCGAAAACGAGAAGTCCGACATCCACCAGCCCCTCGCATTCCCTCACGCCAAAACTTGAATTGTACGTTAAGGCCGGCGTGGTCACTCCGAGCCAAGACTCACCTCCGGCATATCCGAAATAGTGGACATGAGATCGGATCAGGATATCCGCTTTTGGTTGCCGTTCATGCTCAGAGTTCCAGACCAGATTCCAGAGCCTCGCCCGAGCAATCGCTGTCATCCGGCCGTGGGGAATGGGGCTACCCCCGAGTTTATGCTTAATATCAACGCCACAGCCATTCACCTCCAAGAAGGCGTGACCCTGAACCTTGACATCTTTGCCCTTGAGCGAATCCGCTAGGACAGACTCGAAGTCCTCATCTTTTCCAACGTGCCGCCGAGTGCCATAGAGAATGCGGACACACTCCGCGTCCGCATATTCGATGGCATCCGCAGCCATGCGAACCTGGTCATGACGATCCGGCGTGATAAGTTCTACGCCGCCGGATGACTCGCCCTTTCCTTCAAGGCAATCCCCGTTGACCAAGAGAAGGTTAATGGGCCTGAGTGAATCAATCGCTTCAGTGTAGAATTTCCAGAGTTCTCGTTGGAACTTGCCAATTTTGGCGTTACGGCCTTCCTCAGGCCGCCACCATGCCGGGCTGGTGAGCCCGTAGTCATGGCCCGAATGAAAGTCCGAGACGACGACCATTCGTTTCATTGTGCGAAATCCTTTGTTTTGATTTTCGTGATAAGCCGATGGCCTTTTTTATCGAACAGCGTTTCCAGCGGACGGCCCACGAGCCCTTCTGCGTCTTTCTCGGAGCTCGCGG